AGTTGGACGATCAAAGACGCTGAACGCGCCGGGCTGACCGGGAACCCGACATGGAAAAAGTTCCCGCGCCAGATGCTTAAGGCTCGCTGCATCTCCGAGGCAGTGCGCGGGATCTATCCTGGTGTTCTTTCGGGGCTCTACGCACCCGAGGAGGTGCAGGAGTTCGGGCCAGTGACAGTCCAGACCGAGCCGGAACCGTTGGCGATTGAGGCGACATCGGAAGCACTGCCGGAACCGATCCAGCGCATCAACCCGATGCAACGGCTACTTTCAGACAAGTCCGACGCTCAACGTGAAAAAATCACGGCAGGAGCACTAAAACGGGGTTGGATCAAGCCGGGGGAGACGTACCTTGACATTCCCGCCGACATTGCCACGCAGGCAGTGGCCTTTCCTGAGCGGTTCTTTGCAGCTTTCGGTATCTAACCATTAACCCAAAAACACCATGCCATCATTGAAAATTGAATCGACAGAACAGACCCAAAACATCGGACCAGGTATCCATCTGGCGCGCATTGAGCACGCCATTGACGCCGTTTCCAAAGCTGGCAACGAGATGTTGCAACTCGAAGTTAAAGTCGGCCCGCTGACGTTCAAAAGCTGGGTTGTGTTCACTGCCAAGAACCTTCGTAACGTGGCCGAGTTTGCCACGGCTATCGGCAAAAAAGTGGTTGAAGGCAAAACGCTGACCATTGAAACCGAGGACTGCATCGGCAAAATTGCCAAAGTAGAACTGGCCGAAGGTGACCGCATTAACGAGAAGACCGGCAAGGGCTACTTGGAAATCAAACGCTGGCTGCCGTTAGGCGCTGGGGCGTCTGACGACCTCGCCTCTGACGAGATCCCGTTTTAGTCTGCCGATTCGGGGGGCGCGCATCCGCACAACGCGCACAACTTTGAGGAGACAAATGACCAAAACCGAGAACGAACAGGCAGAGAGAATTGCGGGACAGTTGGAGCAGGCGCACATGGCGATGGTGGGCTGCGGGCAGGAAGGAATCGACGGGGACAGTCTAGAGACATGGACGCTCGCAAAGGCCGTGCAGATGTTTGAGGGCACGTTGGAGGCTGAGACACTGACCACGTTTGGCCGCAAGCAGCGAGACTTCGAGGCGACGCTCTAGGTATGAGCGACCTAACGATCCCGCAGGCCGTGCAGGCCGAGCGGGCGGTGCTGGGCTGTCTATTATTTGCGCCCGATGCCGCATTGCAGGTTGTCGCCAGCCAAGGACTGCGGGCTGGAGATTTTTTTGACATAACCAACGGCGCAATCTTTGCAGGAATCCGCGCTGCGGCAGACGAGGGAGCCAGCATGGACCCCATCGCGGTCTTCCACCGGCTGGCGAGCCAGGGCGTACCGTTTGGCACGATCTCCGACCTAACGGCAATGATGCCGAGCCTCCATCCGTTGCCAGACTGGTGCGGGCTGGTGCTGGACGCATCCCGGAGGCGTGCACTGCTGGCAAAGTTGACTCAGGCGACCCAGGCACTATCTACAGGGGAGCCGACTGGCGACGTTGTGGCAAACCTAGGTGATGCTGTGACAGTGGCCGCTGCCGAGCAGGGGTTGGGCGAGGTACGGCAGACCAGTTTTGCTGAGTTGCTCGAATACGATACGAAGCACGACCCAAACACGGTGCTAGGCGACCGCTGGCTGTGCAAGGGGGGCAGCGTGCTCATTAATGCTCAATCGGGCATCGGTAAAAGCAGCCTCACGATGCAACTTGCTATCGGATGGGCGATCCCGCGAGACACTGCGGAACTGTCTACCTTTGGCGAACTACTGACCTTTGGGATACTGCCGGTGCGTCCGCTCAAGAGCTTGATCCTGCAAGCCGAGAACGATCTGGGCGACCAGTCCGAAATCTTGCAATCCGTGATTTGCAAATACGGAAAAGGCAATTGCAACGAGAGAGTGCGGGCGGAACTTAACGAAAGGCTGGTGTTTTACCGCGACAACACGCACGCCGGGGCAGAGTTTTTGCGGGTGCTGGAGGCTCTAGTGATCCGGCACCAGCCTGACATCGCGTGGATTGACCCGCTGATGTGTTACCTAGGCGACGACATCTCAGACCAAGCAGTGGTGACGCAGTTTTGCAACGCTCTCAACCGGATCAGCAGCAAAACGGGAGTAATCATGGCGCTAATTCATCACCTCCCGAAACCTCGGGAAGGCACATCCCGCACGGATTCCGATCTGGCCTACGCAGGTTTTGGATCCAGCGCGCTGACCAACTGGGCGAGGGAGGTGGTGACATTGCAGCGGGTGGAGACACCGGAGGGCGACCCGCCGACATGTAGCTTGACGATGACTAAACGGCGCCTACGGGCGGGAATGATGAGCATGGACACCGGCAAGTTTTCGGCACGGATCCACATTCGCCACAGCCCGGACCCCGAGCGGGACGGGATGATCTGGAAACCCTGCACCAAGCCGGTGATGGAAGAACCAGAACCCAAGAAACGCAAATGAAGCCGAGATCAGAGACACCAAAAGACGAAGGACCGTGGGCATGGCAGGCCCGCGAAGCTGCTGCCCGAGCTGGGCAAATTGGCATCAACGCCTATGCCATTTACTGCGCCTTGTCCCACTTCCAAAGCGCCGCCAGCACTGACCACAAAAGACGTTTTGCGGCATCCTATGAGCAATTGGCCGAGCATGTCGGGTGCTCTCAAAGGACCGTTTGCCGGTGCCTTTTGGACCTCGAAAAGGCTGGTCTTGTACATGTATTTTCCGGGTCAAATGGAGCCAAGCGAGCGACTCGAAACGCCTTTTTTTTGACCTCAATTTGCCACGCCCCACAGGCGCACGGCAACGCCCCACAGGCGCGGCACGTGAACGCCTCACAGGCGTGCGACGTGAACGCCCCACAGGCGCGCCTTAATAAGAACAAAGAACAACTACTACGCGCCGCCCCAAGCGGCAGCGGTAGTAGTAAAGAACAAGAACCAACCGAGCCCGCTTGCTCGCGCTTGAGGCGCGGCAGCGACTCAAAGAACGAAGAGGCCGAGATCACTGACCCCAAAGACCTCGCCAGACTGGCCCGCATGAAAGCCGCTTTGGGATTTCTTTAAAGTTTCCAAGACAACCAACCGACAACCACACATGACCCTTGACCTAGCCAACGTAACCAAGGCCGACGTGTACGCCGCCGCCCAAGACCTGGGAGAGCGACTCGCACGGCAAATCGCACTCAACAAAATATTGCACGAAGACCTAAACAAACTGGCATCCCGGCCATGCCTGGAATGCGAAATCATCACCCCGGCAATTCGCGAAAGATTGAACGAACTGGAAACTTGCTTTGACCAGGCATGCGAACTGCTAAACCAAATTGACGCGGACACCGTGGGGTTGACCTACGGCTCCATCGTGAGCTTTATCCGCGACCGGCGTGAGCTTAACGCAGCACGCATGCCCGCCAAGGGGCCTAATGGCCCCGCCTGATGCCCTAACCATGCAAGCCAATATGACCACAGCCAACCAGCTTAGAAAACTGCACTATTTGGTATCCTGCGACTTTCGGCCATTCCGCTGGTGGAGTGTCACTGCCGAGGGCGAGTGCGAGGCCCGCATGCTCATAGCTGACCAGCTCGGGGTTGACCCGGTGCTGATGGAAGCCAAGCTGGCGCCGCTGGAAGGGAGCGCAGAATGACTGACCAGCAGACCAATCGGGCAATTGCTGAAGCCTGCGGCATTGTGGGCAAAGACCAGTATGGGCCGCTATACCAGACACCAGAAGGCTGGGTCGTGGACTGCCCTGAGTATTGCTCTGACCTAAACGCGATGCATGAGGCTGAAAAGGTGCTCAAAGGCGACAATCAAATCCACACCTACGTCTGGCACCTCAACAACAGGAAGGACTGGGAGACTGACTTTAAGCTGATGGAGGTTCACATTTCTGCTAGACACAGGGCAGAGGCGTTTCTGCGCACACTGGGCAAATGGGAGGAGGTGCAGGGGTGAGCATTGTCGAGAAACAGGCGATAGCTTTGGAACACGCCGCTGCTCAATTAGTGCAGTTAGCCGAGAAGTGCCTGAAACTGCGCGAAGCCCTTCAGCGCATCCGCGACTGCAACTTCGTCATCACCCTGCCTGACCGCATGGACGCTGTCCGGGCAATAGCACGGGAGGCACTGGAATGAGTGACGAAAAAAAACAGGAGCAAGTTTGCCCATATTGCCCAATGTGCGGAGAGCATGACTGCGCAACCGTAGACCACTGGAATGGGGGTTGGACGCAAATCACTTGTCCAAAATGCGGCGGCGGCGTTCGGTTTCTGTGGATTAGAGGCGGCGAGCCATGCACAAGATCAATAACACTAAAATGAGCAGAGGCGTTAATGAGCTACAAAGAATGTGAACACTGCTTTGGCACAGGAATCGACCACGGAGGCTGCGAACATGACCTGCAAATCGAGAAGCTGGAGACAGCACTCAAGCGCATTCGAGACTGTCAGTGGCCTGGACCAACGCCATTGGTGGCGAGCCGAGCAGACTGGATGCAGCAAATAGCACGGGAGGCGCTGGAATGATTGACGAAACAAAATACAAACTTGCTGAACAAATCTCAAAACAGCGTCAGCACATTTGGAACCTTATGCAGTCTATTAAGTATTTACTACACGCTGGAACAGCAGGTTACCCAGACGAACAGTTTGCCAAAAAGGCTGCCAAAAAATGGCTTCGTGAAGCAGAAGCATTTGATGAAGGAAAGGAGTTGCCGCAATGACACCACAACAAGAACTAGACCAAGTCTGGGACATGCTCGCCAGAGCGATGTCAGTGATCGACGACCTGACTAACCTGAGGCCACCGTGTGCACGAACGCAGCAGGAGATTGATGACCTTATCGAGGGGATACACGAACTGGAGGGGCCGCAGGAATGAGGACAAAGGAAGAAATCATGGCAAATCGAAAAGGTGGGCCAATTCCTGACCTGTCCTATTTGGCAGAGGACGGGCGCAAGAAGTGCAAGATTTGCCAAGAGACAAAGAGCACAGATGCGTTTTGCATGGCACGGGCAAACCTTGACGGGCTGGATACTCGATGCCGACAGTGCAACAAAGCCAGAGTGCGGGCAATCAGGGACAAAAGACCTGGGTACAACAAAGAGCACACCAAAGCCTTTAAGCAGCGTTTTCCAGAGAAGCGCGCTGCACACCGGGCCGTTGAACGAGCCTTAAAAGCAGGAACACTAACAAAGCAACCGTGCTCAATCTGTGGAAAGACTGACTCAGAAAGCCATCACGCGGACTATAGCCAACCACTCGAGGTGATTTGGTTTTGCCGGGCACATCACGCAGCGCATCACGAGACCAAGAGGAAAGCACTATGACCCCCATCGAACGACTCGAAAACCAATACCTAATTGAGTCCCTCAAGATGCACATCCACGAAGCCAAAGCCCGAGCACTACGGGCAGAAGCCTGGGCGGCGAAGCTGGAAGTGCAGATGAAACGGGAGGGCTGGACGCAGGAGGATCTTGACGAGCTAAACAGGAACAAATGAATGTGGATACTACCGAAATCACTCATGTCAGCCTTTGCTCCGGTTACGGAGGCATTGACCTCGGACTCAAGCGAGTGCTCCCAAATCTGCGCACAGTCGCTTATGCGGAGATCGAAGCTTTCGCCTGCGAAAACCTTCTTGCGAGAATGGAAAACGGGCAACTTGACGCGGCTCCGATCTGGAGCGATCTCAAATCCTTCCCTTGGGAGCAGTTTTCTGGACTGGTGGACATCCTCTCTGGCGGCTACCCGTGTCAGCCATTCAGCGCAGCAGGCAAAAGACTTGGAGGAGAAGACCCAAGGCACCTCTGGCCGTTTATCTCAAGTGGCATTCAAGTTTTACGACCCAGACTGTGCTTTTTTGAGAATGTGGAGGGACACATTACACTCGGACTCAGAGAAGTCATTGCAGACCTGGAAGGCCTTGGTTACGAAACGGCGTGGGGAATATTCTCAGCGGCTGAATGCGGCGCACCGCACCAGCGCAAAAGAGTGTTTATCATGGCCGTCGCCAGTAGCTTCAGAGGTGAGGCAGGGCTTTCAGGACCGCTCGCGGGGCATGAAGGGATCACAGGAGTCACTCACTACTGTGGTGCTGAAGATATCTGGCCCAGCAGACCCGGACAACCACAGCACGCATGGGAACCGCCCAGAGTCGTGGCTAACGCCGCGAGCGAACGAGCCGGAAGCGGACAACAACTTTGTAGCGAGGAATGCGGACAGGGGCGAGCACTGCCATGTGAGCTTGACCAGTCAGGCTCAGGGCAAACTCAATCCCCACTGGGTGGAGACACTAATGGGACTACCAGTGGGCTGGACTATGCCAAGCTGTGCGTCACCTGTGATAATCGCACAGACGAACTGCGGCTGCTCGGCAACGGAGTCGTCCCAGCAACAGCAGCACTAGCGTTCCGCACTTTACTTGACGAGCTACAGAGAGGCTGACAGAGTAGCCGCACTTCCGCGACACCTGCGTGGCTTCGACCTACCTCGGGGCTAAAAGTGGTGCGACTGCTGGAGAGACAGCACTAGGCTCGCCAAGGCTAGACGCGAAAGCGTTCCTCAAACCGGCGAGCCACTACTTTCGGGACGCCGAGACAGGAACGCCGCTGAGTCAATGGGCGTGACAGCTGGAGAGACAGCACATACGAGGGAGCACAGTGCAGGCTGGTTCACAGACCACGCCGGGCGGCGCAAGTCCGACCACCCTCTCCATTTTTCCACATGACCGACGCCGACGACTACTCAGCCGCATGCGATGACCTGGCCGACCTCGGCCTGACCGAGGACCAGATCGACGACGTGTGGAGGTGGCACAGGATCACCGCACGACGCCAGGCACAGACAGCTGGGGGCGTGGCAATAGTTAGGCTACTGACCTACATGCTTGCGGGCCACAAGGATAGCAACTTGCACCTGCGACTCGTGGGCTTGGCTTTTGGCGTTGGCATGGGGCACATCACTGGGCACGAGCACCAGGCTGCTGCGGCGCATGCACTGGGGGTGAGCAGGCAGGCGGTGGCGGATGCTGGGGAGAGGGCGCGCGAGGCAATACTGGGGTAGCCCACCCCGTGGTAGGAGTCTCCTACAGGGGGTTTTCGTCGGGGTGAGGTCAAGGACGCTTGCTCCTTTTTTGTGCAATCGGCAAAAAACGGCCATTGTACACTCAACCGGTAGGGTATTGACCGGTAGATATTGCCTAGTCTACAACGGGGGTGTGGCAAATCAAAATAAACGCGCGTCATATAGCCAAGTCGCTAAACATTTTGGCGTAAACCCATCTGCGGTGCAGTTTTGGGAGAAAAAGGGCTTTGATCGAAACTGGTCTACAGAGGAGCAAGAAGCATGGCGCAAAGCCTACACTGCCGACAGAATTGTAGAGCCGCCGCTGGCAAAGCCGAAACCTGACGGTCCCAAACCGGCAACATCTGCCGAGCCGGTGCTCGACTACAAAGAGGCACGGACGCAAAAGCTGGCAAAGGAGATCGAGCGCTTGTCCATCATCATCGGCCGCGAAAAAGGCGAACTGGTGCCCGCGGCTGACATGCGCGAAACCGCGACTCGGGTCGTCTCTGTCTGGTGCTCCGAACTGGACGCACTGGTGGGCGACCTCCCTGGGCAGTTGGCCGGGTTGACCGAAGCCGAGATTCAACCGAAGCTCCGCAGCAGGATCGAGTTACTCAAAAGCAACGCACGGGAGGGGTTTGCCAGCCTATGAACCCAATCGTGGAAGGCTCTCAGTCTGGGATCATCCTCGCCTACACTGGAAACCCGCTGGACTGGCTCGAAGCCAACGTCCGTTTCCCGCACTCGTCCCGCTCGACTCATTTCGACCGGCAAACCGCCCCTTGGTGGAACGCAGTCTTTGCGGATTTTGCCGACCCTTCCTGTCGCCAGACTTTTGTCCAAGCCTGCACCGGCGCGGGAAAGAGCACCGCACTAGAGGCGCTGGTGTGCTGGGCCGTGGCTCAACAACCTGGGCCAATGCTCTCAATTACCCAGACCGACGCCACATCGGCCGAGTGGATGGCAACGCGGCTGATGCCGGTGCTTGGGGCGTGCGAGCCATTGCGCGAATTGATGCCAAATAACCGGCATTTCATTAAGAAGGACGGAATCTACTTTGCGCACATGCCGCTCATGCTGGGGGGCGCCAACACCTCCAACGCGCAGGAAAAGTCCGTGCAGGTGCTTTTCTTGGATGAGTGCTGGCAGTACTCGGACCTGATAACTCAGTTCAAAAAGCGGCTTCACGACCGCTGGAACGGCTACGCGCTATTGACTTCGCAGAGTTTTGAGGAGCCTCACCAACTGACCGAGGAGTGGAGGTCCGGCGAGGAGTTTCAGTGGTGCCATCGGTGCCTAGGTTGTGAGGAGTGGGTCAAACCGGCATGGACCGACATCAAATATGACGAGGCCAAAAACGAGAACGGCGAGTGGAACTGGGGCGCGCTGGTAAAGACCGTGCGGCACGAGTGCCCCCATTGTGGACACGTCACTCCTGACACGACGGCAGCGCGGCGGGGGTTGACCCAGCGCAGCGAGTGGCGCACCGAGGGCAATGACCACGTGGAGGGCTACCGCTCCCGCCGCGTGTCTGCACAGTCCGTTTACTGGATCCGGTGGGCTGATTTGGTGATCCAGTGGTGCCAGGCGTCCGACGCTCGGCATCTGGGGGTGCTCCAACCGACCAAGGACTTTCGCATGCAGCGGCTGGCCGAACCTTGGAAACAAGAGGAGGAACTGCCCGCGCTTGAACTGGAGGCGTCAGAGTATTTCGTGAACGAGTGGCAGGACGGGCGCCCGATGCCCGACGAGGCCGCACGGGTTTTCACCGTGGACTGCCAACAGGATCACTACTGGGGGATCTGCCGAGTCTGGCTCAAAAACGGGCACAGCCGACTGCTGTGGGCGGGGAAGATTCTGACGGTGGACCAGCTCCGTGAGATCCAGACGAGGCTCAAGGTGCCTGACAAACGCACCCTACTGGACGCTGGCAACTCGTTTCACGGGCGCGTTTACGACACTTGCGCAAAATTCGGGTGGACGGCGCTCGTCGGGCGCGCAGAGGATCATTTCACGGTGCGCGGACAGGACGGAAAGGCAATCCGGCGATATTACTCCGCGCCGGACCGCGTGGTGGCGCCGACAACGCGGGACGCTGCCGGGAAGCGGGTGTTTGTCACGTTTTTCTATTGGGCGAGCGACCCCATCAAAGACATCCTAGCCAACCTGAGGAACACGGGCTCTCCAGTGTGGGAGTTTCCACAAGACGCACCGCCTGAGTATGTGCGGCACCTCAACAGCGAGCGCAAGCGTGCAACCGTGGACAAGCGCAGCAAGAAGACCCGGTTGCGATGGACAACAACCGGGAGGCCCAACCATATGTGGGATGCAGAGGCCATGAACGTGCTGGCCGCACAGATCCTTGGCATCCTGCCGGATATGGCGAGCACCGCACCAGAGGTTGACGACCCCGCGCCGACAGAGTAGATTGGCCGCTCAACCATCAACGTAAAGTGCGACTGGTTGTGAGCAACAGGGAAATTAGTGCCCGGCCTGCCGTGTGGCAGTGTCCGGGCTTTTCCTTGTCCCAAAGGGCTTAAATAGATGGCTCCCGATCAAAGACTCCTGCTCCAAGTATTCCTGACGCGGGATGTCGCGGAACTCAGGGCCATCGTGGCAAGTAAGTTTGATCTGGTTTTGGCTGGGAAAAGCTCTCTGGTTTCGTCGTCCATCGACGGTGCCGCATTCCAGTTCAACGTGGGCGGCACACTGTCGCCACTAGATGTTGTAATGCTGGCGCAGCAGGCTCTTAACTACAAAGCCGCGGGCATTAGCGCGCCGGTGCGCAGGACTCAGGCGTTTTTCATATGAGCCTTTTTGACAAACTCAAAACCTTGATGGGCTTTAAGGGGCCAAAGGTGCAGGGCGCTTACGACTCTTACCGCAGACAGCGGCTAATTGAAGGTGGAGTGTGGGGCGAACCGTATTGGAGGACACACACCCAAAGCATTTCCAAAGAGCTTAACATCTCCGAGTGGAGGACATTAAACAGCGCGGCGCGCAAACTCTACTGGAACACTGGCGTTGTAAATGCCGCCATCGACCAGAAGTCCATGCTGTCCGTTGGGATGGCGATGCGGCCGATATTTGTGGGCGCCGATAAGGCGTGGGGCAAGCAGGCTGAGGCCATGCTGTTGGACTGGTTTCAGATTGCGTACCTCGACGGTAAAAGCTGGTGGGAAGGGCTGAGGCTGGAATCCACAGCCATTGACCGCGAAGGCGACCTGCTCACGATCCTGACAACAGCATCAACTGGTTACCCGCAGCTTCAGCAGGTGCCGTGGCACCAAATCGGCAGTAGGAATGACGAGGGCGTTTTAGAAACTGGCCGGTATCGGGGGCTGCGGATTTACAACGGCGTCATCCTTTCCAAGACCAACCGCGCAGTGGCCTACCGCGTGCTAGGCGAGGCGGCTGACGGATCTGAGGACCGCGACATTCCGACCCAGGCGTGCATGCTGACAATGGACCCCCGCGAGGTGGACCAGGTCCGCGGGATCTCCGCGTTTGCTCCTGCCATCCGCGACTTACTTTCCCTCAAAGACCTAGGTGACGACATTCAGTCCGCCTCCCGTATGGCTGCGAAAATCGGGCTGCTGGTGACAAACCAGCAAGGCATGGCCGATGCATCGGACGCGTACCAGGCGCTTTCCGAGAATAACGTGCCGCAGTGTGGCCCCGGTTTGCGCATTACGCCGATGGCTGGTGGGCGCATTGAGTACTTGACCGCGAACGCAGGCGAGTCGATCAATCAAATCGACGCCAAGATCCCTACGGAAGCGCAGGACCGCCTACAGGAGCGACTGATTCGCAATGCGCTACTGGCCGCCCAGTGGCCGCCTGAATTTGGATGGGACATGTCCCGCTTGGGTGGCGCATCCGCGCGCATTGTGTTGGAGCAAGTAAATCGCGTGACATCGGAAAGGCATGCTTACCTAGCGGCATTTTGTAAACGCCGGTGCGCTTACGCAGTGGCAAAGTTTGTGGAGATGGGCATGCTCCCGCCATACACTGGCGCCGACAAAGACCGCGGCGGCGCGTATCAATTTCGTTTTACCGAGCCAGCCAGGCTCACGGCCGATTCCGGCTACGCCAGCCGCGACGCCATCGAAGCCTACCGTGCTGGGATGCGCAGCATGACTGACATTCTGGCGTCGGGATCCAAGACCCTTGAGGAGCACCTCGACGAGGTGGAGCGCGAGGAGCTGGAGATCAAAAAGCGTGTGGAACGCTCAGGACTCAGCCGCGACGTATTCGGGCTACTCACCCCCAACGGCAACTCGCCGACAACCGCCCCCACAGAATGAAGTTCCAACGCATCATTGAGCAAGTTTTCTACCGCCCGTGGCTCATCACACCTGGCGGCTACGCAGCTGTGCGCAAGCTCGTTGAGGGCCGCCTAGTGCGCGCTGGCGGGGATGATTACGAGGGGATGGCGGGCATGATGTCCCAGCGCGAACCGATGGAGATCGACGGGCAGGGCATCGCGCACATTTGCATCGAGGGAACGCTGGCAAAGGGCATTTCGCCTATCGAGGCGTGCTGCGGGGCTTGGGATTACGAATGGGTAGCCGAAGATTTAGAAAACGCAATGGAAGCAAACGTCCGAGGCGTGTTGCTGGAGATCAATTCGCCTGGTGGCAGTTGCTCGGGATGCTCGGAGATTACTGACCTGATTCAGTTTCTCAAAGTGCCAATCGTGGCCTATTCCGACGACACCGCTTGCTCCGCAGCGTACAACATCGCCGTTTCATGCGACAAAGTGTTCGGTTCTGTAGGATCAACTTGGGGCAGCATCGGCACCATCATTCCGTGGGTCGATCAGTCCGCCATGTATGAAGAGGAAGGACTCAAATGGGATCCCATTACCTCAGGCCCGCTGAAAGGCGCAGGCATGGGGCCGTCTCTGAGTCCCGCC